CCTAGTCTTTGCCTTACCGCACTCGCAGAAACGCTTCCTGTGGCGATTATAGAAGCTGAATTTGTCCTGATCGCAGTAGCGTTACATGAAACATCTGCAAGTGCATTTACGCTTGCAATGCCAAGTAGAATCTTGGTTGCTAGTGATGCAAATGGTGCTTCAGCAAATGAACTAAATCCAAACATTACGCATCCACAGCATCAGAGAAGTCTTTAGCCTTTAGTGCCAAGTACACGGCTTTACGAGTAGCATCTTTGATGTAATCATCGCCTGTAAATGTTAAGTTATCCCATGCAACAGGATTAAGGTTCTTATCACGCACTTCTTTGCTTACATAGCCGTTGATAACCACTTCAAGTGTTTTGTTCTTAAAATCCTCGCTAATAGAATAAATATTCCAGTAAGTTGCATCAATGCCATACTCTGTGTTTACTGCTTTTAATAGTGCCATTTAACCCACCTTCCATGAAGTGCCATCGTGATATACAGGAACGCCTACTGAGCCACCGCCAGCTACTGCTGCACCAAATGTAGGTGATAAAGCATTAGTTACAAAACTTCTTGCGCCAGCAACCCCTGTAGGCAAATTAGCTACTAAAAATGTTTGCTGTCTTAAAGTGCCATTAACTGTTGTAGTGCTTGTTCCACCAGTTGCACCAATAGCAATGTTAGTTGTGCCTGTTGAAGCATTTGTGCCTATATTAACTGTTTTGGTTGCAGGTGAAGCGTTTGCGCCATTAGCAATATTGACAGTTTGCGTAGATGTTGATTGCCCAAATGTTAATGTGCCACCGCCTACAGTACCGCCAACATTGACGTTAGTTGTTGAAGATGAATTATTCGTGCCAGTTCCTATATTAACTGTTTTGGTAACCCCGTTACCATTTGCGCCTGTAGCTATACCTACAGTTTGTGTGCCTGTTGACCTACCTAAAGTAATTAGTCCTGTAGCACTAGCTGCACTACCACCAATGTTAATTGCGCCACTTGTAACACTTCCACCTATAGATACAGTTCCTGCCGTTGCTGTTAAAGAAATTGAGCCAGCAGCATTTATTGAACCTCTTAATGTGGTGCTTGTAGTGCTTGTATTGCCAATTACAGCAGTATTATCTCCAAGACCTGTTGCATCTGCACCAATAACAATTTCATTAGAGCCTGTACCAGTTGCGCCATAGCCAAGATAAATTGAGTTATTATTAGTTTTGCTATTAGAACCTGCATTATTGCCTATTGCTATTAAATTGTTTCCACTAGCATAGGTTATTGCATTAAATTGAGCATTTTCTGTTGAAGTATAATCAGCACCTAAATTTAAAGTAAAATAAGTCAAACTTGAAGTATCTGAAGGAAATCCACTTCCTCCTGACGTTATTGTAAAAGATGATACAGCCCCCCCAATAACATCCACACTAACTTCTGGGTAAGTGCCACCTGACATAACAGGAGTGCCTGACAGGTAAGTTAAAGTTGCAGTTGCGCTGAAAGTATCAGTTCCACTAGAAACATCATAGTAATCTAAACCCTGTGAAAATAAATTAAGTGTAGCTACACCTTTGCCAACCAAAGGCAATGTATTATTGCCAATTGCTACAAGGTTTGTATTGTTTGATGTTATAAAAGGTGAGTTTAATGGTGTTGTACCAAATGCAAGATTAGACGACACGCTTCCGCCACCTCGCCCAACTTTAGCACCATTAACTGTAATGTCTGTAGCAAATGATGGGTTGTTGTTTAATACTACTGAGCCTGTTCCTGTAGATGCAACTGCGCCTGTAGTGCCAAGCAATGCCTTGTCTGATGGATAGGTAACAAACACATCCTTAGTGCCAGCAGAGAAGTTAATCAATGCAGTCGTGCCTAAACTATTTGACAGCACAGTATCACGAGATAGTGTCGTTCCAGATGCTGTGTAAGTGCCGATACCTACCTCAAATTGAGATCCACCTGAGATGCAATAGTAAGTAGTATTACCATTGCCAATGTCAGCGAATGAACGGAAGCCTGTGAATGCACCACCAAGCGTAATCGTACCAGTACCTGTGGTGGTGGAAGTTTCCCTTACCCTATCCTTAACAATTAGAGCCATTGTCTATCCTCAAGATAATGTTACTGAAAGGTTGCCAGAAGCTATCTTAAAGATGTCACCAGTTTCAATTGTCTTATTTGATGAATCTAGTGGTGTGTGGTATAAAAGGTTGCCAGCAGTAGAAGCATCCATAATGCCAATAAATCCTACTGTACCCCATGTTGATGTACATTGTGGGAACGTGCAGTCTGCGCTAGATACCGATACACCATTACTAGGTGCAGCGAATGTGACTGCTGTTCGTGCATATGATCCACCAGTTACCTCTGTGCCTGTGTTGGCATCAGTAGGATCACTAGTAAATAATGCCACATATACTGTTGTCGGTGATGTGTATGCCGTATTGCGTAGAGTTACATTGATTAATGCGTTCTCTAAATAGTTACTCATTTCAGCCATGATTATTCCTATCGTGTTGCTATTGAAATTGAAAGTGGTGAACCGCCATACTCACCTTGATCGTCACTTACTGTTAGTGCAGTCAATGCTCTATCGTACATAGCTGCCCAAGTCTGCAACCTTTGGTCGTTCATTAAGTACGGCTCTGCTTCACCTAGTGCGCCATATAGCAACAAGTCTGGGCAATTAGCCAAGAATACATTAGATGTGTTAGATGTCGTTAGGTATGGTGGTGTAGCGTAGTAAATCATTTGTAATGTGTATACACCATCTGGTATCGGTGCGAACTGAAACTCTTGCGCCAGCACAGTGTACTGCACAGGAACGCCAGTAATTGATGAGTTTGTGTTGCGATAGAAGTTTGATGGTGACTGATACCCAAGTGTCTGTATTGGGTTTGTGTTCATGTGCAAGTCACGCATCTGTAAGTAGTCTGATGGGAGTTCTACAGTTCCATCACCAGCTACGGTAGCCGTAGTAACAACCTTTAGCATCTGACGAATACGGAGTTCTCTGCGTAAACGAGTTTCAGCCAACTGAATGAAGTCTGGTATTTGTGCAGTCAAGTCTGAACGTGCCAAGTAACTAGCAATCGTAGCCTTCAAATCAGTATAGTTTGTTATGCTCATATTCTACCCATGCGAGTTCTGAAAACTTGGTTATCAGGATTGTTTAAGAAAGCCTTGAATCTGTCCATGTCCAAGACCTGTAATCCTCGTGTGATGCCTTGCTTTTCTAATTCTTGAAACACCACAAGTGGGATTGATGCTACTTTGTTCTGTGGTGAAATGGTGTTATTGCCATCCCATCCTTTGTTGTTTAATGACTGTGCGTATAGAGACTTGTTATGCTCAACGAGTGCGCTAATGTCTTGTGTCTGTGCAATAATTAGCTTGTCATCTTCATCAATGAAACTTGTACTTGAAAGTGTGTTATGTATTGTATTTTCCATGTGTAAATAGAGAGAGCCGAAGCCCTCTCCATCCTTTAACGATTAAGTCAAATCAGAAATAATGCCATGTGCAGCTTCGTTCTTAACTTCTAATGTGTACTCTGTTAGCAGTTGGGTAATTTCAGAATCACCAACCTTAGCCAATTCTAATGTTTGGAATGGGCGTAGGTAAGCAACAGCAGCCATCTCTGGATCTAACAAGAAAGCTGTGTCATCAGCATCAGAGTTAGGAATGAAACGATCTGGAACGATTTGTAAAACACCGAAGTCACCAACGTAAACGTCAGCAGCAGCAACGATTTGTGCTTGTTGAGCAGCAGGAACGTCACGGAAGCGTGTAGCAATGCCTGTGAATGTTGATGCCACTACTTTTTGTTTTGGAGTAACCAACAACAATGAAGGTGCGCCACCTGCTGTGTATGTTGATTGAATAACTGTGTTTAAGATTGTTGATGTGAAATCACGATCAGTACCAGTTACACGAGCAGTAGTACCTAACTCGCCAGCAGTACCAGAAGTGCCACCAGAGTAGTTAGTCTTTAACCATGTTTGCAAGCCACCCAATACACGAGCAGTAGATGAGTTGCCGTTTGATTTAACTGTGTTACCTAAAAGTGTAGCTTCCATGTCACGCTTGATTTCAGATGAAACTTTAGCCAATTGGTAAGCCTTTTCTGACTTACGACCAGCTTTGTTTACTGCATCCAAAGTGCCAGAAATCTTAACTGTTTTACCAGAGATTTGGCATAGGTTATCAACACGAGTAGTAGGTGAAACTGTGATGTCAGCACCTGCTGCGCCCTCAACTAAAGCGTTGGTAGCTACGGCAGCCAATGAATCTGTTTGCCACTCGTGTTTTACAGCAGTAGCAGATGTTTTACCAACTGAGTTCATGAATGGTGTGTCTGTTGGAGAAATGTTATAAATAACGTTTGATAAGTCCTCACGCATACCGATAGCGGTATAGGTTTGATATGTAGCCATGATTTAATTCCTTATAAAAATGATTCAAATAACTTAGCAGCATCCCTGACTTTGCCAGACTGCTTAAGTTGTTGTTGTTGTTTTTTAACTTGATCAGATGTGACAGGCTTTACGCTGTTGCCACTCTTAATAGTCTTGTTAGCCTCGTTCACTCGTTTGTTTACGTCAGGCTTAGATTTCTGTAATTTGTCGTATAACATTGCCTTGTGCAACGCTAATACTTGACGAGAGTCACGAACCATTGATAGCTCTTGGTCTGTGAAGCCAATGTCTTTAGCGAATACT